CCATCTGCTGTCTGTGGGAAGAAAAAATCTTCATTGGTACTGAGTGGATTATAAGTGGCATCCATCATATTCTGTCCACCACCTGTTTGTGTGGGAATACGACGTTGGTGTACTTCGTTTTTTACACGTTCCACAAAGGCCATAGCCATATGGCTGGGCATATTACCAACATCAATTTTAAATATTCTACGCTCCGGCGCACGTTGCACACGGTAGATGATAATAGCGTCTTCCAGTAATTCTTTTTGCTTAAAAACTTTAAAAACATTTTCCAACACACTTACACCAAAAGGCCAGGTTGCATCTAGTCCTTCAGTTAGACTAATATGTATTACGTGCTCGGCATTGATAGCTGCTTCGTTAGCAGCTCGACTGAATCTTGTACCCCCAGTGTGTGGTGCTTGAGTCTGTATGTAGCTACCTGAACTGCCACCTACCTGAGGATGGTTTACACTTATATCTGTGGCTGCGATAGTGGTTGCTGTTAGGTTTTCAAAATTAGGCGCAATATCTTTTATTACATACTGTTCGGGTTTTTTACCTTCACTCTCATTGACAATGACCTTGACAACTTTACTCATTTCAACCCAGAACAATTTAAATGTTTCTGGATCACGGATAAAAATCTGATCGCCGTACTTTAGTGTATTGCGAAAAATTTTGTAGGCACGTTCTTGAAGATCATTTAACTTAACCCATTTGTGAAGTTGATCTTTTACAATCTTGATTTCATTATCTGTGGGGTTATCCAGCCATTCGATTTTGAAGGGTGTGCGATTATCTTTACTAGCTTGTGTGCTGAACTCTGCAAGTATGTCCAGGGCCGCGTTAATTTCAGGATCCATATCCATATTTTCATACTGGTTATAGCGTTCCACACGATTGGGGTGTCCAATATAAACCTCAGGAAGTTGACTCTGATAGTTACGATAGGATACATTCTGGGTGACTCCCGCTATGGGGCTCACAGTGCCAGTAGAATTTACAGGTGAAGATCTAAAATATTTTTTCCAGGACATCGTTCAGTCTCTTTATAGTGTATTTAGTGGCAGTTAGCTTTGTACACTATAAATTCTTTCCTGGACGTCCACACTGTCGCGCAGATATCGTAGAATTTGTTCGTTTTGTTGAGTTTGCTTTTCTAATAGACTTGTCAGTGCGCTCATATCTAGATTAATTGGAATTTTTCCGCCGTTGGGTAGCGGTATTACTGCTTCTGGACCAGCCTCACCAGCAATGCTGGGTGAATTTACTACACCACCAGATGCTTTTTGTGGAAGGTCGGGAATTTCTAATTCTCGGAATCTACCCGCTGCGCCAGATCCACCGCTAAACCCACGGGTTGGCTCGCGGGGGCTAGCCCTGTTACTAGGCTCCGCGGCTTCCCGCAACGACATACCTTTTAGTGTTTGCTCATTTGCAGACTTTATGGAAGCATAAAGATCGGGAAAAAGATCTTTAAAACCTTTTTTAACAAAATCTATCAGCTCAAGGAAACCGTTTTCCAGTTTCTTAAGCATACCTGAAATACTAAAATCTTTAATATTAAGTCCACCGCCGTCAGCAAGAGCTCCAGTATAGTGCTGCAATGCTGCAATTTGACGCCTTAATTCTTCGTTCAACTTATCCACAAACTTAGGCATCTGGGCTACGATGCCAGTTTCCAATTGTACTCTTAGTGCCTGCCCTGCTGTTTCTATGGCAGCAATCTGAGCATTTAATCTACCAGCACCTTTTTCAGTTTTGTCAATGTTTGCTTCTATATTTTTAGTTTCTATACCAGCAAGGCCCAATTGGAACTGTCGTTCTTGCATTAACAGAGTATTAGCACCACTAAACTCACCAAATAGATTACCAGCTCGACTCATTGCGCTCTGTTGCTCAGTGATAGCCTGATCCTGTTTAGCCATTTGTTCATAGAGAGCATCAGCCTGTGCAATATTGCCCTTCTTGTAGAGCTCACCAGCCTCGTAGAACATACGCTGATATTCTGCGCTCTTCTGACTCAGTGCCACTGCTGCATCTCCCACCACTGCACCATTTGCAAAGAAACTGTTCATTGCACTAGCAAACAACGGACCTTTCTTAGTAAGGCTGGCTGTCATATTTTCTGTGAACTCGGTTGTTTCCCTGGCGTTTAAACCCAGTGAACGTGCAGTACGTAATAGTTCATCCTGGAAGGCTAGATTTTCCATCTGCTTGCGCTGCTCATCCATTTTCTTTCTAGCATCATCACCAGTTATATCAGCAATTATCTTTAAATCACGAGCATATTTTTGTGTCAGTGAAGCAACTTCCTTGGCATCCAGTTGTTTACCCAGTCTACCAGCATCGGCTATGACCTGTGCTGATATACCATAAATTTCTTCTGTATTGTATCCCAGGCGACGCAGACTCTCCTGTTGTTGCTTGGTCATTGCCTGGCCAACATCTGCTAGTTTTTTTATACCACCAGTTATACCTAGGCCTGATTTAGCTAGTAGAGCTTGATTTTGTGTGACAACCTCACTCATCTGTTTGACTGTCAGTCCGGCACGATGTGATTGTGTAGCTAGTTCATCTATGCCACTGGCAAAATTGGCACCAGATTTAGTTATATTACGATAGCCATCAAGTAGTTGCTGAGCCCCCTCGGCCATAATCTCATTGGCCTTGGCCTGTAGTTCAGCATTTCTTTTCTGAACCATACCAAAGAATTCAGCGATGCCACCAATGGCCAAGGCTGCTATTCTTAATGCTGTGCCCAGTCCCGGCAGGAAGGCTAGAGTTTTCATCATACCACCAAATACATTGGCTAGGCCCGCGGCTTCTTCTGCTGCAATACGTAGTTGACGATTCATACCACTGACAGCTATCTTGATGCCACTGGCACCACCCTGTATAGTGGCGATCTGATCTAGTATAGCGTCAGCCTGCATAAAATACAGATCTACGTAGAGTTTGCCTAGACTTAGTAGACTGGTGCCCAGTGCCTGACCAGTTAAATTGAGTCTTTGCTGCGTCTGTATGGCGCTCTGTTGTGCCACTATTTGTTGTATGTAGGATTTTTTCTGGGCATCAGTTAGACCAGTGTTTTCCCTGATGGCCTTGGCCTGTCTGCCTAAGGCACTGTAGGCCTCATCCAGACCCATTTCACCTGACTCGAGCCCGTCTTTAAAATTTTTAAACCATTTTTCAACATCTTCTTTTTTAGCACTCTTGGCCATAGTCATATTAAGGCCCTTGAGGTTTTTAAATAACTTATCTACCTCGTCAGCACTTACACCCAGCTTCTCGGCCATTTTTTCTACGGCTTCACGCCATTTTTCGTTTTCATCCATAGTTTAGTGGTTAAATATAAATGTGTGAAATGATATTCAACAATACTCCTCATTTATTTATTGGATCAAAATATGGCTAATTCTCGTGTAGTAACACCTGCAAAAAATACTGTTATAGATAACCCACTTAGTGGGCATTTTAGGCAGGCCGCAGTCTATCTTAAGCTTCCCAGCGGTGGTGAACACTGGCCTCAGGGTAGTTTGGAAATGCCACCTGATGGGCAGCTACCCATCTATCCAATGACTGTTCAAAATGAAATTACTTTAAAAATGCCCGATGCACTGTTAACTGGCGCCGCAGTGGTTGATGTAGTTCAAAGCTGTTGCCCCTGCATAAAAGATGCCTGGAAAATGCCCAACATAGATGTAGACACTATATTGATGGGTATTAGAATTGCCAGTTACGGAGAGAATATGGAGGTCAGCACTGTCTGCCCTAATTGTAAGACAGAAAGCAACTATGACATACCTCTCTACAATGTAATTAACAGCATTAAAGCGCCTGACTACACTCAGGCCTATCAGATTGGCCAGCTGGAATTTGTGTTTAAGCCCCAAAACTATCAGAGTCTAAGCGAACTAAATCTTGCTAATTTTAGTGAAGCTCGTGTGGCACAGGCCTTCCAGGACGATGATATCACTGACGATCAAAAGAAAAAAATTGCCGAGGAGCATCTTTTAAAATTAGTAGAGCTTAATCTCACAATGCTAGCTGGTAGCACACATAGTATAACCACTCCCGAGGGAGTCGAAGTCAGTGACACAAAATTAATAATGGATTTTTATCGTAATGCAGATATGAATACTGTGCGGGAAGTACAGGAACTGGTCAGTGAATTAGCCAAACAGGGTAAAACTCCTGATCAGAAAATCCAGTGTATGGAGTGTGGGCACAACTATGATACCCCTGTGGAGTTTGACTATAGTACTTTTTTCGGCTAAGGCTTTTGCTGTTAACTCAGGCTGAAGATATCAAGGAATTCACTGATAGTCTAGAACGCCAAGCAAAAGCCCTAAAAGAAGAAATTGTTAGAATATGTTGGTGGATGCGAGGTAGTATCAGCTACACTGAAGCCCATATGCTGAGTCCTCAGGATCGCGACCTCATAGGTAAGCTTATATCCGAAAATCTAGAAGCTAGTAAAAAAGTAGGACAACCTATATATTAACCATCTTGAGACTTGCTACGCAAGTCTGTTATCTTCGCTGGCGCTCGATAACTTCTTTTTATTCCATCACAGTGATTTTATTCTAGATTAATTTATTTCTTAATCCTATTGCTCTTGGTATTCCGACAGATCCTTCAGCCATAATTTGCCCGATACGGGCAAATTGGCAGAGTCTTCCGACGAGTCCGGACACAGCCTATGGTTGGAAGAGCTAGTATAATATACTGGGAGGCGGTTGACCTGTACCCCCACTACTCTCGCCTTTGCACTATCAACGGTACCTTCTCAGTCACAACCATACTGCAACGAGAAAGCTCAGGTTGTCTCTTTTTCACAGAGCCTGAATCATTTATGCCTAGAGCGGCACTTACTTTACTGGCACCCAAGATCCGCTGGCAACGAGCCTTACCTCGGCTAGCTCAATGGGGGTAGGACACTCCTACCAACTGGGCCTGTCAAGCGCACAATGTTTTAAATTGTGCAGCGTTTAATTCAAAAAATTTGTCCTGGGACATTAGTACCCAGGTGCCCTTGTGGGCAGTCTGATAGATAAAATGATTGGTAAAACTAAGATTTGACGTGGTGTCTGTGATGTCCTGAGAATTATCCCTTGACTTGGTGTCTGCAGAATTAATCTGAAATAATATGTATCGACCTTTTCTGTTAAACTTCATAAAAATAATATTGGCGTCACCGGGATCACCAGCATCTAAACACTGATCTATCCAGTTGTCCAACTGTTTTACGCTGCCAGCAAAGAGTTGATGAAAAGGTAAATCTGCGTAACTCTTGCATTCGGCATTAAGACGAGGAAAACTCTGTCCGGGCACAATATCGCCTTTAAAGCTTCTAATCTGCCCTTCGTGTAGTACTTCCTTGCGTCGGGAGTTTGAACCTCCCACATAGGCACCTGACCCGGGTGCTCGAATAAATGTTTCTCCGTAGAGTGCAGTTAGAAATTGAGCTACCTCGCGTTCAAAACTGTTACCTTTATTCTTACTGGGACTGGTCATATGCTGTTTACTTATCTAATATTCTAGTGATTCTATTTTTTTAATTGGTAAGCCAGCCCACAGCATAGTCCTGATCTACTAGTTCTCTGCTACATTTCTGACTGCATTCCACCCAGCTCTTACTGGCATCCTGCCAGCCCTGGCTACACTTGCTCCAGAGCGGATCTGCTATAATTTCCTGAAAGGAACGATGATTTAAATTCATTCTATCGCGATATTTCGCAAAGAAACTGTCTTGCCATTGTATAGTCTTATCAGCATAAGTCAAACTATTATAGGGGAAACTTACCCAACTACAGGGAAATATAACTCCCTCGGCATTGACATAGACTCCACGATTGCCTATTTCGCACATAGGAACTATGGGATAGTTCTCATATTGTTTTTTAATGGCTCTATATTTTTCCTGATTGACGGCAAGATATTCACCATTGTCAATGATACGGCCACTTAGATTTATTAACTGACGTTCATAACGATGACTGCTGCTGATAAACTCTGCACGTGGTTCCAGCGGATCTTGTTCACCACCGTAGGCTTCACCGTACTTACTACCAAACTTAGTGCTTAGAGTAAGTTGTAGACCATCCATAGACAGGCTTCGAGCTAGCTGTTTTATATCATCTAGTCTGTCCTGATTAAAACTGAACACAATGGTGGCCCAGTTTAAATGTACTTGTTTATTAACTTCACGTATACTTTTTATTCCCTCTAGTATACTGTCAAAGTCTGTGTTTACTCTATATAAATTATTACTGGCTTGATCGTAGCCATCCACACTAAAGTTAATAGTATCACGTTCATCTAGCAATTGTGCTAGGTCACGCCACCATTGTGGTCGTCTGCTACTGCCATTTGTTATGATAAACAAATGAATTAGGGGATTAGTCTGTTTAATATATTGTACAATTTCTAAAAATTCTTTACAGTAGATAGGATCACCAACATCACCGCACATAGTAACTCTACGTACCTGATTGGTCAACATATCCACTGTAAAAAACTTTTTAACAAACTCCAGAGTCATATTTTTATTCAACCAGGGAGTATCTGGATGCTCTGTGCGAGGGCAACGTGGGCATCGAGCCACACAGACTGCGCTGGGTTCCAGATGCCAATGATAGAATTGCCAGTTTATAGCCATAGGTCCACTCTCTTAATCCTTGGGTCAAATATAAACTTAGACATACACTCAGCAGCTTCCGTGACAGGCATCTTGGTAATTTCTAAATTTCTAATCAAGTCTGTGTCCAGTGGACCGGGATTGATTAATTTTATATCACACTGGCTGTTAACCATTTTTTCCCAGGCTTTTTCCAGTGCCTGTTTGTGCAAGCGATAGGGCCAGTATTCAGAGTCTAGATGTTGTTCACTGCGGGGGAAGTAACTGGCTCTGCTTCCTATATTAATAATGTGTTTGTTGGCATCTAGATGCCAGTGAGAATAAAAATATTCCAGTACCTTGAGTTGACCTAGGCCATCATAGGCGTTATTGATTACCATATCATAGTCTAAAAAATTGCTTGCCCAGGTATCAACTTCCAGTATATCGTAGCCAGTGGATCTACTCACACAGGTAATTGTGTGCTCTAGTTCCAGTAAATTAAGCAGTCCTTGTGCCAGACCTGATGTGCCCGTGATTAAAATCTTCACGCTGTCTCCAGGTCTGTGTTATACATAGTATAGCCGTTTTCCTTGACCACACGCATTATATTACTTACTCGTCCAATTAGTTCGTCTTTGTGACTGACTAACCAGACACTCTTGTTACCCTCACGGCTCATCTTCTTGAGCAGTGCTAGACTATTTTCCACTCCGGAACTATCCAGTCCACTATCAATAAGCTCATCGATGAACAACAAGTTCACAGGCTGATACAAGCTTTCCCAGACATCACGGAACGCCCAGCTCAAACTTAGAATCAATCTGTTGCGTTCACCACGGCTTAGGTTGTCAAAGTCCAGTTCACGACCAAGTTCTTCAATGCTCACAGTGAGGTCGTTGTTAAATTTAACCGTGTGTGGTAGACCAATTTTATCTAGATAGTAACCCAGACGAGCATTTAGATAGTTTAAGTTTTGGTCAATGATACGCTTACGTATAAAACTGTCCTTGTTGCTCAATAGTTTAAGTAAAAATTCCTGATGATCTCTTAGACTAGTAAGTTCATTAATTAGATCATAACTTACCTCCTGTAGTGCCTGCTCACGCATTTCTATGATGGCATCCTGATAGGGATCTTGTTCGGATTGTTTAGATACTAGTTGTGTAAGTAGAGCTGCCATACTGCTGCGATGTTCAAAAGCATCGCTCTCAGTGGCGTAGAAGGTTGTGGGTGCTGGTCCAAGATTTTTCAAAGATTCTACTATTTGCTGATGTTCCTGACGTTGTGTTTCGTTAGTCAAAATCTGTAAGGTTGCTTCTTGTAATTGTTTGTTTTTTGCACTACGTATTTCATCTTGTTTGTCGTCGTGCAATGCTTGACCACAGGCATAACATTCGTGCTTGGCCAAAGCATCTAGATCTCGCTGTAAAGCTTCTACAGCCTTGTTTAATTTTGCATTATCACTATCTATGCTCTTGATCCAGCGTTCACTTTCCTGGAGAGTTCGTGTTTTTTCTCTATGATTAACAAGGGCCTGATGCGCTAGTAATTCTTGTTCGATGTCCAGTTTAGCCAGCTCGTCATAGGCTGATTGTATAGCAACCAGTTCTTCATCGTGTTTCTGACGCCAAAGTTTCTGTCTACGTTCAGTACTGGCTATCTGTTCCTGAATACGTTTGTTGGCATCCAGTGTGGCCTTGATCCTAAAGTCTTCTTCCTGAATCGCTTCCTTGGTTAACTTCTGCTGTTCTTTGAGAGCTTCAGCTTTTTCGCTGAGTAGGGTTATACCCAGTAGTTGCTCAATTATACTTCGTTGATCATTAGCCCTGAGACTCAGGAAAGGCTCTGTGTAGGTGTTTAGCGCCACAATGTGTCTAAACATATCGGGACTCATATTAAGAAGATGCTCGATAGCCGCCTGTGTTTCACGACTATCGCCCTGGCTCTCATCTTCCTTCTGCTCTTGCTCGTCACCACCAATAAAAAACTTCATTATATTGGGTTTACGACCGCGCTCAATTCTATATTCCTGACCGTTACACTCAAAGTCAATGGTCACCAACATATTTTTGGCATTGGTGCGGTTAATCAGATTATCTTTTTTAATTTTGGTCAATGCTTCGCCATAGAGCGCATAGGAAAGAGCATTAATAATTGTGGTCTTGCCAGTGCCATTACGTGCGCCAGCATCATCACCACCAAGGTCTACGTTCTCTCCCAGTACCAGTGTGAGATCATCGCGATCAAAATTAACACCCTGAGTGGCGTTACCCACACTCATAAAGTTTTTTAATGTTAACGACTTAATCTTGAACATAGAGATTAAAGATTCCTATAGATGTCTAGTAATAGTTTTTTATCAAACTGTCCTTCTACAATATTAGTCAGCTGATTAATTACAATCTGATCTACGCTTTCAAATTTTACATTACCCTGAATCTCGTATTGTTCGAGGTCAGTGTTTTTCTTGGGCAGTAGACTGATTTCACGGAGTTTATACTGATTTAAAAAGGTATCACGTAAAAAGCTAGCTTCTTCGTAGCTTATGTCAATGTCTAGATTGACTCTTACGTGCATATTTTCCAGCAATTTTTGTGCTGCGTCTGCTTCTTCTAGAAGCTCTCCGAGATTATAGACACGGTACTTGGGTTGATCAGGCCAGGCAAAATATTCTTCAGTTCCGTCCCAGTCCAACACCAGCATACCACGTTCATCATCACCAGCATCAGCGTAGTTGTGCGGGAAACAATTACCAATGTAGGTAATATTGCCTCGTGTCTGTCTTTTGTGAAAATGACCTGTGTAGACACGATCAAAATTCTTGAATAGGTCAGCTTTTACTTCGCCGTGTTCGGGCATCTGCACCATCGCATTCATATAAAAATGCGGTAGTTCAAAATGCCCAAACATATAACGTGCCTTTAATTTGGGAATTCTTTTATGGTCATTACCAACCAGCCAAGGAGCAATAACCACGTCGCCACTGTCAAACCAATCATTGCATATATGAACGTTAGGTAGGTGCCGTGCCCATTCCACACTTTGTACATCACGTTTGTCACGATAATAAAGATCGTGATTGCCAGGAATAAAATAAACAGCATTAAAATTGTCATTTAGATGCTCCAGTGCCCTAAGGCTATAGTTAAGCGTGACAATGTTGATGCTTGCACGATTGTTATGCCAGTCGCCCAGGAACAAGGCTGTATCACAACCCTCTTCTCGGGCCTTGGCGGTAAACCACTTGATAAAGTTTAGACAATCTTCATTGTGCTGTGTACTATTAGATTTTAACCCAAAATGTATATCAGTGCAGATAGCTGCTCGTTTAAAAAGTGTAGACATAACACCTATTATAGCTTATAGTCTGTCTGAAATGCAATAGCAAGATTACCTAACTGAAGTTTACTCGTCATAATAATTTGAATCTCCACCAGACCAACTACCTGCCCCCTGACGAGTGTAACTGGGATTCAGTCCGTTCATTTCTAATATATCATCTCGAATATTTTGATTGCGTTTTTCGATGTTGAGTACTCGAGTAAAACTATTTGTGATGGCGGCGGTGTAGTAGGCAAAGGGATTCTGACTTTTACTCTCGTCAAATTGTAGTCCAATTTGTGATAGCTGTAGCAGTGCCTGACTTCGCATTTCATCGTTATAGGTGTAGCCGCGCCAGTTACTACGAGTGGCATAACGTTCACATAATTTAATAAACATATGAGCCAGCTTGTTGGTCATCTGTCCGTGATCACGGCAAAACTTTCCACGTTTTAGGCCACCCTGCCAGTGGCTCTTGCCCACCAAGACCGGTGTCCCTTCTTCATCCACCCTAAAATGCTGAAAAGGTGGGAAGTTTACCTTGACGTATTTGTTATGTTTAGGATCATCCTCGTCATATTCAGTGTAGGCTTCTTCCTCTTCGTCCTCGTAGAGTTCACGAGCAGCATCACGGGCTCGCTGCGTCTTGGCATCATCCAGTGGAATATGCTCCCAGGTCATCACTCTGAACACTACATCAGTCTGAGGAATCTTGGTATACTTTATTTCAAAGTTTTCCATTTTTTGCTTTTGCCCAGTGGCTGCCACGGCATTGTCGTGTGCAAGTTTGGCTAGGCGCTCAGCACGATTCTTTCTAGCTTGTAGTATGTTCTTTTTATTGATCTTGGAGACGTCAGCGAGTATGAGGTCATAGTCAGCTGCGTCTTGATCTTTGTATACACAATAACTATTTTTGCTTTTATGTATTTCCTTCAGTATGTCTTTGTTGTTTAGATAGTTAAATTTCATTTTTTGGTCCTCAATGGAATATTACTAAAAAATAAATGTTTTGTCAATACCTTGTTAATAATTTTTAAAATAATAGTAGTTAATTTTACTGATAAATACCCAATATTATAGGGTCTTCGCGCTATGGCTGGATATTGGGAACAAAAACAATTAGAACAAAACTTTTCTGGTGCCAAGCAGTCCTCGGGCACAATGGGTACATTTAGTCTAGAAAAAGTTAAACAATCAGTGTCCACGGGCGCCACAAAATTATTAAACAATGTGGGCGAGGGTGCATCTAGACTAGGGGGTGCTATTGCCAAGGGTGGCCGTGATGCTCTAGACAGTATCAAGGGGCAAGTACTTAACATTGATATGAAAAGTGGGGGCGCACAAGTATTAAATGCAGATAGTGATTGGCGTGTGAGAATTAGTCTAGCTCCAGCAAGCTCGTCTTATTTTAAGTACAGTGATAGTATATTTATGTCTCCACTTCAGGAGACCAACGGCGTTATATTTCCCTATACACCACAGGTGTCTATAGCACACTCCGCCAAGTATGGTGTGGAAAGTCTTACTCATAGCAATTATCCCATAGTGTTCTATCAGAGCAGCGAGGTTGGTGCTATAACTATCAACGGCGAATTTACTGTACAAAATATGGCCGAGGGTAGATATCTTATGGCTGCTGTACATTTTTTCCGTAGCTGTACCAAGATGTTTTTTGGAGGCGACAGCATTGCCGGCACTCCTCCGCCACTAGTATTTTTAAACGGCTATGGAGCACCTTATTTGCCCAATGTTCCCTGTGTGGTAACACAGTTTAGCCATACTATGCCCAGTGACGTAGATTATATAAATGTGCCTATGACACGCAGTACTACTAGACAGCCAAAATATGACTGGAGTGGTGGACCAACAGAGCCTATAACAACTATTGACAAAGCCACAGTAAGATTACCCACAATGAGTTCCCTAAGCGTTACCCTACAGCCAGTTTATAGTCGTAGAAATATCTATGAAAACTTTACTCTGGACAAATATGCCAAGGGCGAATTAACCAAGGGCCCAACTAGCAATCGTGGAGGATTTATCTAATGGTTAAAGTTAGTTACGAAAAAAATAGTCCCTATTATTTTGCCACTGGCAGTACAGGCAAATATCTAGGTGTTCTAGACTTGCCAGTTATTCCTAAGTTAGCCAATGATGTGCTCTACACTCTGCCAGCAGCCTATAAATGGCGTCCGGATCTCTTGGCTTATGACCTATATGACGATGTAAATCTTTGGTGGGTGTTCGCTATGCGCAACCCTAATATACTTCAAGATCCTGTTTTTGATATGGTACCAGGAATTCAAATTTATATACCAAAACAAACTAACCTAATTTCTATTCTAGGGTAACGATCAATGGCTGAACTTTCAAGATTTCGTGAACCAGCACCACCTCCACCAGATCCTCAACAACAGCAACGTATATCAGAGCCACCACTAAGGGTCGATGTAGCTGGTGGCGCTGGGTACGAAGAAAAGTCTCTGCCTCCAGTGGAAGTAGTAGCCGAACGCGAATATGAGATCAAGCAAAAAGTTATAGTTAATCCTCTACACTATTTTGCTAGTTATACCTATAGTCTAAGCCTAGCACTGCTTGAACAGCAGGACTACAACGACGTAGTTAGCAAGGGAAAATATACACCAAAAAATGTTCTAATTGCTGGCGCTGGGCGCCGCGGGGAAGATTTTAAACGTAATGATTTTTTTCAGGAAGATTTTTATTGGGACAATCTTAAAATACGCACAGTTGTTGGCAAGACATTTCAAAATAAAAACAGCAACCTAGTTAATTTAAGTTTTACAATAATTGAACCAGTGGGATTTACGCTGCTAAATCGTATGGTTGCTTTATGCAAACAAAAGGGTATACGGGACTGGTCTCGAGCTCCCTATATGTTGCAAATAGATTTTTATAGCAGCGACCCGCCACGTCCAGGATTAATTCCCGGGCTCACAAAGTATCTCCCCATTAGTATAATAACTATGAAAACTAAAATTTCTACTAGGGGAACAGAATATGCTATAGAAGCAGTACCTTTTAATCAAAATGCAATGACAGAAGTTGTAGCGCAAGCCCCCACCTCGTTTAGTATTAAAGGGGAAAATGTAATTGATTTTCTAGGCGTAGGGGCTAGTAAACCAATAACTTTAGCGGCCCAGTCAGATGCTCCCGAGATACAACCAGCCAAACCTAGCCAGAAGTTTTTAGCTTCAGGCTTTGTGGACGCAGTCAACAAGTTCTATCTAGATCAGGTTGCTCTGGGAAAAATGCAATATGCTCACGAATATCGCGTTATTATGGATAAAGAGATAGGTGAGTCTCCTACCTATCAAAATAACAAAAATAGCATACCTGTAGTTAATAATACAAGAGACTCAAAAAAGGCTAGTATACAAAGTTCTGTAGGTAAGGAGTTTACTGCGATTAGTTTTGAGGGTAACGAATTTAAAATACCTAGCAGGACTCGAATAGACAATGTAATAGAGGATTTAATTATTAACAGTGAGTATTACAGAACTCAAGTTGTGCCCTACCAGGTCAGCGTCAAAGATATTAAATCAGATAAAGATAAAACTAATCCTATTTCCAGTAATAGCTTTAAAGGATTTAAAATAATTCCCATAGTCAAAATTAAAAATTTTGATACAAAAATAAACAGCTATATCTATGAAGTAGAATATCACGTAAAGAAATGGCTTCAGCATAATTCACATCCAGCTAGTGAACTAGCCGGACAGATACCCGGTGTAGTAAAAGATTATCAATATATCTACACGGGAAAAAATAATGACATAATTGAATTAGCTTTAGATTTCAATATGTTATACTTCAACGAATCAACTATACTTAACACCACTAACTTTATGGCTGGTGCTGACAATAAGGAACGTGGGCTGGCTACAGAAAATATGGCTGATACAAACGCCACCAAGGTAATACGATCAGGAGAAACCACCAACCCCAGTAGTTTCACACAGGTAATACCAGTACGCTATATTCAGGGAGATGCTGAAGCTCCTGGTGCAGATGGAAAGAGTGCTGCAACAATGGATGCCCATCGAGCCAGACAGATGGATAGTCGTGGGGATATGATCAAGGTTAGATTGCGCATAGTGGGAGACCCCACATTTATAAAACAAGATAATATTTTTGATAATGTGGGTATCTATCAGACAGTGCCAATTAGTAACGGAAGTCTAGCAATGGATGGACACGAACTCTATGTGCATCTTACTTTTCTATCTCCCACTGACTACAGTGAGCAGACTGGCCTAGCTGATCCTACGAAAGGACCTTACAGCTATGTGCCTTTTTCCGGCAAGTACAGCATAGTAGACATAGAAAATGTATTTGCCAATGGCAAGTTTGAACAAACTCTTAATCTTGTAAGATTACCTATCCAGGAATCCGAGGCATTGGCACTGCAGAAATCCCCTGATGGAGCACAGGAAGCCAACGAACTTCCCGAAACAAAATCCAGGGTAGGAGCTTCTTTTACAATATAAATTATGGCTAATAATAAAACAAACAGCTTTAAACCCAGTATAGAGCAGTTAAATTCTAAATTAAATCCACTTAATCTAGGCAATATCTACGTGGGGGTTGTTAAAGATATAGACACATTTACTAGAAACGGTTCCCTGTTTGTGTATATTGATGGACTGGGAAATCATTCACCAAACAATAGACAGGGTTGGTTTCCAGTAAGATATGCTAGCCCTTTTATGGGGCATACCACAGGCATAGACATATTGTCAGGAAAAAATACCTACGAAAATACTAGACAGAGTTATGGTATGTTTATGACTCCACCAGACATAGGCAATAAAGTTCTATGCTGCTTCCCCAACGGTAAAAATTCAGACGGCTTCTGGTTCGCTTGTATCAGTGATTTTATGGGTAAAAGTATGATACCTGCAAACGCAGCTGAACCTCTAGCTAGTATCGATCCTGATAGTATTCCTAGTGATCTTAAGTCACGAATGAAACCCAACGGTTACTATCCCACAGGGGAGTACAACGACAGCAAGGACACTGCTTTTACACCTGGATGGTTTAAAAATGCTAAACCTGTAAATCCCTATCTTGCAGAACAATATATTAACCAAGGTCTAGACCGTGATCCACTTCGTGGTCCTATAAATTCCACCCCTAATAGAGATGTTATTAACGGTGTGTTTGGTATAAGCACGCCAGGCAGACCAGCCCCTGATCCTGCCAACAACAAGCAACTAAAAGACCAAATAGAAAAGGGCGAATTTGAAATCGAAGATTTCGCCACGCAAGTGAGAAGTGGCGGTCATAGCTTTGTTATGGACGATGGTGATTTGTTTGGTAATAGCAAACTTACACGCTGGCGCAGCGCCAAGGGTCATCAGATAGTAATGCACGACCAGGACGACGAGGAATTTATCTATATCAGTAATGCTCGTGGCGACAGCTGGGTAGAACTAAGTCCAGCAGGGGAAGTAATAGTTTACAGTGCTCTTGGTATCAATATGCGTAGTCACGGACCCATACAGATACACAGCGACAATAGTTTGAACATTAATGCAGATTATATTCGTATGTATGGCAAAAATGGAGTGCATATAGAAAGCACCGCCAGTGTGAAAATACGAGGAGATAATAGTATTAATCTCTACGGTAAAGACTACATAACCACTAATACAAATAGTCTAATTATGAACAGTGGCAAGGGAGTACTTAGCTGTACTGGTCCACTTAATATACTAGGCGGCCCAGTTAATATAAACAGTGGCGGTAATGCCTCAGCTCCTATAGTTGATAAATTACCTCAAAATAGTCACGCAGAAACAGAATATGTCAATGATGCCTGGGAAAGTCAACCTAACAAAACAAAGTCTATTAATACACATATAGCTACTCACGAGCCCTATACAAGAAAAACACTAAGCGAATTAGAATCTTTAAGCAAGACACAGGCGCAGGCTGCCGCTGCGGCAGGGAATAGTACTACTACTGCTAAGAATCCACAAGAGGAATACCAAAATCAACAGGAAGCTAAACGTGGAGGTTCAGCTTCAGGTTCAGGCAACGCCAGCAGTTCAGCCAGTGGCGGCGGTAACTCAGGCACAGGCAGTGGTGGAGGTACAGGTGGTGGTACAGGTGGTGGGAAACCCGATCCTTCAAAATATGCTAATCCTAAAAAACAAGCTCCTGAAGCCTTCCTACGTAGACAACCAGAGCCCAAGGGCGGTATAGGAAATCTTGAACAGTCGGAAGTTAAGGCCCTGTTTGGTCAGACTGGATTCACAGAAAGTTCGGGAAAATATGACACTGTTAACTCACTGGGTTATGTTGGCAAATATCAGATGGGCGCAGCAGCCCTAGTAGATCAGGGATTGGTCAAACGAGGAACCACGGAAGCTCAATTAAAAGACCCCAGCGTCTGGATTGGCGGGCCTGGGAAACCAGCTAGTAGGGATGAGTTTTTAAATAACAAACAATTACAAGAAGATGTAATGTACAAATACACACAGAGTAACTACAATACTCTAAAGAAAAATGGCACAATAACTGATTCTACTAGCAAGGAAGAAGTAGCTGGTTTACTTTCTGCATCACATCTAGGTGGCACAGGCAACGCCACAAAGTTTTATAATGGCAAGGCCAATGCTAGCGATGCCTACGGAACTGGTGTTGGTAACTATTACGCCAACGGTGTATATGCTGTACAAGGTGCAGCGCCCAAGCTTGCCGCAGCATCAGAAAGTAAGAATAAACTAGGAGCATAAAATGGCACAGTACAAGGGTTTTAGCACAATAAATCGTGTAAAGAGATTTAAACTGACAGATTTTCAGTTGGCAAAACAGGATCTATATAATAGCTTTCATATTCGTAAAGGTGAAAAATTAATGAATCCTGATTATGGCACAATCATACAGGATATGGTTTTCGAACCTTTTGATGCTGATACTAAAAATAAAATTATTAATGACATCAACAGAATAATTAGTAGCGATCCAAGGATAGCTGCGGAAAATATCAGTGTGATTCAGGCCGAGCAGGGTTTTCAGATTGAGCTAGACTTAATTTATATTAAAACCAACGAACGTGACACACTAAAAATACAATATAACAGATCAATTGGGCTAGACACCGCCTAGATCTTGGGTTTTTTAAACCCATAAATATATTAATAACTGGATTTTCATATGGCAAACACTACCAGACAAAATAGTCTATTGGTAAATCAGGACTGGACAAGAGTCTACGAAAGTTTTAGAAACGCTGATTTTCAGAGTTATGATTATCAAACTCTTAGAAAGTCAATGATAGAATATCTACAGCTCTATTATCCCGAAGACTTTAACGATTTCATAGAAAGCAGTGAGTACATAGCACTGATAGATATGATAGCATTTCTAGGACAGAGCCTAGCTTTTCGTACGGATTTAAACGCTAGAGAAAATTTTATTGACACCGCGGAACGTCGAGAGAGTGTTTTAAAGCTAGCCAAATTAGTAAGTTATGCACCAAAGAGAAATAGATGTGCTGAGGGCTTTCTGAAAATAGAAAGTCTTAGAACAACGCAACCGCTTAGGGACAGTGATGGCAATGATCTCACTAATTTAAACATCAACTGGAACGATAGTACAAATGAAAATTGGTACGAACAGTTTATAACAATATTGAATGCTACACTTATTAGTGGACAAAAGGTTGGACGACCTAGTAACAGTCAGACTATTGGTGGTATAGTTAACAGTGAATACAACCTAAACACCCCAAGCGATATATTTCCTATTTTTAGTTTTGACGCAGAAGTTGAGGGAACACAATTACCCTTTGAATTTGTTAGCGCCACTAGCGTAAATAAAACCTATATCTATGAAGCAAGTCCTAGAGTAGGTCAATTGTTTAATATTTTATACAAAAATGACGGACAGGGCAATGCTAGCAACAACACCGGTTTTTTTGTTTATTTTAAGCAGGGGGTGTTAAACAGTATTAATTTTAGTATTACAGAAAGCATTCCTAATAATTTGCTTAACATAAATGCTGACAATATTAATAATGACGATGTCTGGCTTTTTGAAAGAAATAGTAACAATGTCTTGACCAACGAATGGAACCAGGTACTATCAGTACAGGCGCCCAATATTATATATAACGACAACGCCGCTAAAAAAAGCTATCAGGTTACAACTAGAGCCGGGGATCAGGTAAGTTTAGTATTTGGAGATGGTACATTTAGTTCAGTACCACAGGGCAATTTTACAGCTTTTTATAGACAAAGTGCAGGCACAACCTACAAAATTGTGCCAAGTGAAATGCAGAATATTAATTTAAATATTCCCTACGTTAGTTCTACAGGAAGAAATGAGACCCTAACAGTTGTATTGAGCTTAAAGTATACCGTGGCCAATGCCTTGGCTGCAGAGTCTATAGAAGAAATTAGAAGCCGAGCACCACAACAATACTATACTCAAAATCGTATGGTAACAGGAGAAGATTATAATACCTTCCCCTATGCAAATTTCAGTAGTATTAGCAAAATTAAAGCAGTTAATCGTTCTAGCAGCGGCACAAGTAGATTCCTAGATACAGCTGATACTACAGGAAGATATAGTTCTACTAATATTTTTAACGAAGATGGTATTCTTCTCAAAGAAGATATTATTGATGACAGTATAACCTTTAGTTTTAGCACTAACCAGGATATTAATAGGGTAATACAAAATCAAATTTTACCTAAAATTAAATCCAAGGAACTTTTACACTTCTACTACAAGTATTTTAACAGATTTAGTTTACAGGATCTTTACTGGGAACAGGTCACAGCTGGTAGTAGTAGTTGCACTGGGTATTTTAAAAACTCATCCGAAACACCACAACAAATCGGTTCTTTAGTAACTGGTAATAACAAATATCTTGGCGTAAATTGTATAATAATTTTTACGCCTGGTGAAGGCAATTACTTTAATGCGCAAAATAAAATTATGACTATACCTAGTTCAGGAGTAATTCCTGAAGGGGGGAAAGACAAAATATACGCCACACTCACAAATGTTATAGGTAATGGCGGGCAGGGAGTATTAAGCACAGGACTTGGTCCTGTCAGTGTTAGTGAAATTATTCCAGATAATGCCATTGCCAGTGTAGTTATACCTAGTTATAATAACACCTTTAGTACTGAGTTTACGACCTCTCTAATACGTGAAATTAGTAACTACAGTGAATTTGGTCTACGATATGACCAAAGCACTACTTCTTGGAAAATTATCCCCAAATCTTATCTGCTAACCAATGTAGACACGCAGGGCAATTATGTATTTTCTCAAACTCGAGAAGGACAGGGCGAGGATAATAGCTGGTTATTGAATTTCACACTAACAAACACCGTGTACACAGTAGAGATAAGAGGACTAAGATATCGTTTTGATAGCTTAAGAGCAACTAAGTTTTATTATGATGACACTACTAAAATATTTGATCCTATCACGGGACGCACAATTAATGATACAGTAAAAATCCTTGAGGTCAATAAAAATCCTCAAGGCACTGGCCTCTTGGCGCACGATGTTAACTGGTGGGTACGCGGTCAGGTACTAGACACGGATGGATTTGTAAATTCTGGCAAAGTATATTTAAGTTATAGTGACAAAAATGATGATGGTGTTCCTGACGATCCCGATATTTTCGATATGGTGGTAGAAGACAATCTAATATTTTTTGAACGTGATACTAGCGACATAAGTTTTATTAACTATAATATTCTAGATACAGATGCAGTTAACACAGACTATGCAGTAAGTTCTGACATACTACCAGACATCAATCTATATGTGGTTGGGCAACTATTCTTTACAACAAATTTTGATGACGTTACCGGCTATAAATTTTATCAAATTGTAGAAGATTCCAATGGAGTAAGATCTCTAGAAAATGTTACACTAGATCAAAATGGCTTCTATAAGTACAAGTTTTATACTGGGCGTAGAGATCTTTATTTCCAGTATAGGCACAATGCACTTAACAGTAGAAGAATAGACCCTAGCCCAAGTAATCTAATAGATCTTTATATTCTTACTAAAAATTATGAAACTGACTATAGAATCTGGGCCACAAATACTTCTAATAATTTAATTGATGAACCTGTCAGACCCACTAGTGAGGAATTAAGACTTCAATTTAGTAAACTGGAAGATTATAAAAGCGTAAGTGATGCCTTGATTTACAACAGTGCAAAATTCAAACCTTTGTTTGGTAGTCGTGCTAGCCCCGAGCTTCAGGCTACATTTAAAGTAGTGAAAAATACTGGCATAAATCTAAGCGACAGTGAGATACGCACTCAGGTATTAAAATATATCAATAATTTCTTTACAAGTGGCAACTGGGATTTTGGAGATACATTTTACTTTACTGAACTTGCCACCTACATACAGCAGAGTATGGCACCTAATATAAGCAGTATAATCATAGTGCCGAACTCTACAGATCAAATATTTGGTAGCCTACAACAAATAGGTAGCGAAGCTAATGAAATATTAATTAGTGTAGCCACAATTGACAACATAGAAGTTATAAGCGGAATTACCTCTACTAAACTAGGGGCGAATTCTAATGCAGTAAATACAATAATAACATAGTAAAAGATGACAACTAGAACACTGGATTTTTTACCATCAGTTTTTCAAACTGAGACTAATAAAAAGTTTTTAAATGCCACGCTGGATCAATTAACCACGGATGCTAATTTAAAGCCTATCAACGGTTATATAGGTCGCAAGAGTAGCCCAGGCTTTAAAAATATAAATGAATATTTGATAGAACCTAGCGTAGAGAGAGCAGATTATCAGCTCGAGCCCAGTGTATTAGTAACTAATCCCCAAGACAACAGTATAGACTTTCACGTAACCTATCCTGAACTCTTACAAAAAATACAGTACTATGGTGGAATAACTCAGGATCCTAATAAATTATTTTCCAGTCAATCCTATAGTTACGACCCTAAAATTAATCTAGATGCATTTGTAAATTTCAATGAATACTATTGGGTACCCAACGGCCCCGACGCAGTAGACCTATTCGCTAACGAAGTAGATCTAGAAAAAGTATTCACACCCAATATTAATACAACATTAAATTATTATCTTTTTGGTACAGATGAAACGCAGGTAAACCCTGACATAACTCTAGCACGAGGCGGAACTTATACTTTTGAAATCGACCAAGTGGGAGAAGGCTTCTGGATTCAAACTGAACAAGGAACTTCGGGAGTTAAGCAGACTGACCCCACTATTAGTACTCGAGATATCCTAGGTGTAAGTAATAATGGTACAAGTAATGGCACAATAACATTTAATGTGCCACTGAAAAATTCACAGGATTTTTTCCTTAATTTGCCCGCTGTAGATCTTCCTGATAATTTAACATTATACACCTCGGATTTAGAATTTGCAGACGTTTATAATCAGACACTGGATAATATTGTTGAGAGATTTGGTGGTATAGATGGCATAACCACTCCCGAACAACTTAATAACAATTTGTTGGTATTCAACAAATTTTATAACGATGTACAGGCCTGGAATCCTTCAGGCATCTTTGATGAAACTGCTGTGGGTTTTGACACAGTTAATTACGATATACCCAGTGATGATCTGCCACTAACACTAGATGTTATTAGCAATGATGAAGTTATAACCTCGGCGCTTCGCTACGATGTCTGGCAGATTAATCTAATAAGCATTGGTGATGGACAATATAGAATAAAGTTAAGTTACTATGCTGACATACCCAATCAGCACAAAGTGACAATTACTGGTGGACAGACATTGAGATCTACCTCCTGGTACAAAAATTCTCTGGACTATCTAGAAAAGATTCCTAATATTACTGCTAATCTAGATAGACTTTACTATCAGAACGGTAGCAGAGAGGGCGCCTGGGGATATTTTAAAATAATTGATATTGAAAATAATGTAATTAATGTAGAAAATGATATACTGGGCAGAACCTATTATACAAGCCCCAATGGTGTTAAATTTACGAATGGCCTAAAAGTAAGATTTGATAGCGCAGCTAGATCAGACACCTACAAGGGCAAAGAATTTTATGTTGATGGAGTGGGTAAGTCCATTAGGCTAACGGATGTAACTAAATTAGATACATTACCCACAGACGTTGTGGATATTAATCTCCCAGATTATATTACAATTAATAGAAGCAGTCTAGACTATAATCCCTGGAGTAAGACTAATCGTTGGTTCCATCAACAAGTACTGTTTGATACTGCTAGATATAATAACACCAACATAGAACTTACACAAGCAGTCAAGGCAAGAAGACCCATTATTGAGTTTAATTCTGACATAAAATTATATAACTCTGGTTATATTGGTATAGAGCCTGTGGACATAATAGACCAAGTTCACGAAACACCATTTATATCAATACAGGGCCAACCCTCGGCCTACGATAATGCAGGTACTCAATACGAAGACGGAATGCGAGTAGTATTCACCCGCGAGCTAGATCCCGAAGTACGTAAAAAAGTTTTCAGAGTAGTGTTTGTAGATACAGACATCAACTCTTTTAATCCAGCGCCTATTATTAATTTAGTAGAAGAGCCCGATGTAGTGGTGCCTTTTACCAGCGTTAGGGCCAAAAAATCCAGTAACAATGGAAAATATTTTTGGTGGGACGGCGAAAATTGGAATGAAGGACAACAAAAAACCAATATAAATCAACCGCCGCGGTTTGATGTATACGATAGCAATGGTATAAGTTTTAGCGACACTAGCATCTATCCACCCACAAGTCTTGCTACATCATTTCAGGGTTCAAGCATATTTGCCTACAAACAAGGCACTGGTACCAACGACTCTGTACTAGGGTTCCCGTTAGCATACAAAAATCTTGCTACATCAGGTGATATAGTTTTTGAAAATACCTTTGAGAATCAGAGTTTTGATTATACCATTGATGGAGTAACCTATAATCAAAAAATAGGACTGGGTAGTCTAAGAGAATTTAGCACAGGAGAACTTAAAAAACTTGTAACTTGGAGAAAGATCAGAGATATTTCTGTACAGTTTCAAAATATACCCTATATCTATAATGGACAAGATAATATTTTCCTAGTAGATGTGCCTATAGAAGAAAGTATAACTAGAAAAAACATACGTGTACTACAGAATTTTAAAGAGCTGGATAGCAGCTACTATACTATCACTGACAGACTTGGTGGCAAACACGACATAACTATTAATCCTGACCTATTAACGTCCGGCGATAGAATTGATATAAACTTTTATAGTAAGCAAACCAGTCAGATTGGTTTTTATATTATTCCAGATAATTTAAACTATAATGCGCAGAATTTTATTGTTGATGAAATTACTCTGGGGCAAATGCGATCACACGCAACCAATCTTGCTCAGAGTACAATAGAATTATCAGGAAGTTTTCCTGGTGTCAATAATAGTAGAGACATTGATTTTAATACCGGTGTAGGTACAATTTTACAACATTCTAGTCCTGTAAGTCTTGCTGCATTATTTTTAAGTAGCGAAAAATTTAATTTCGTAGACAGTGTTAGATACGCGGAACAGGAATACAGTAAATTTAAAAAGAAGTTTCTGAGTCTAGCAGTAACAGAACCTTATCTAGATCTAGATAGTCCTATTCTAGCTGTAGATAAAATTCTAGCGCAAATAAATCTAGTTAAAAACGAAAGTTTTGCTTGGTTTGCCAGCGATATGATACCCTATGGCAGCAACAAAAACGTTATTACTTACTATGTTCTAGATACAGAAAGAAAAAGCTACCTACTGTCCAACGTTTTCAATTCTAAAGCTTTGTCAAATAAAGCAGTAATTGTGTATTATAACAAAACTCAGGTATTATTGGACAGAGATTATGAATTTTTAACAACCACTCCTGCAATTAGATTTAAAGATAATTTCAATTTAACTGTAGGTGATAGAATTACAATTTTTGAGTATGATAATACAGACGGCTGTTACGTTCCAGAGACACCTACTAAACTTGGGCTATGGCCTAAATTTACACCAGAAATCTACGACGACTATTCTTACATAGACGGTCCTGTAAAAATGATAAGAGGTCACGATGGTAGCCTTACTCCGGCATTTGATGATTTCCGTGACGATCTTTTACTAGAATTAGAAAAAAGAATATACAATAACATCAAAGTAGAATTTAATAAAGACAATATAGATATATTTTCTACAAAGCCAGGTAGATTCCGTCAAGAACTTAACCGTGATTATTCTATCGATCAACTGGAACAAATTTTAAGCACAACTTTCCTTAACTGGACAGGTTCCCTGGGTATAAGTTACAGTAACAATGACATTTACAATGTTGATGATCCACGCACTTACAATTATGGTGGAGCCCCGGACATTTTAACCGGACAGGCACTGCCAGGAAGTTGGCGTGCCTGCTTCCAATATTTTTATGATTGTGAACAGCCTAATCTTAGACCCTGGGAGATGCTGGGATTTAGTGAAGAACCTCTTTGGTGGCAAGATCAATATGGCCCTGCTCCTTATACATCAGACAACCTATTGCTCTGGGAAGATCTTGAAGCAGGAATTATTAGAGACGGAGTAACCGTCAAGCAAGATGCTAGATTTGCAAGACCAGGGCTTTCACAAATCTTACCTGTTAATAATCAAGGCGAAATAATTTACCCACTAGGCTTATTGACCAACACCTATAGTGATCAAGACTTTGATAAAC